ATCACCTGGAGCTTCATCTACCTGTTGTGTACCAGCGAGTTTTTTAAGTCTACTTGTTTCTTCTGATTCAACTTTATATGTTTTGTCGCCTACTTTAAAGTCTTTTTTACCAGCCGCCTTGGCTTTTGCTAATTCACCTGAGAATTCATTGCCTTCATTTGGCTCTTCGTTTACGCTAGCTTCTTCAATAGATTCATCTGTTTCTTCTTTATCACCAGATTTCTTCTTTTTCTTGTCTTGATATGCTTTAAGTCCTGCTGGCAATTCGCCTTCATCAACTTTATATGCTTGCCATGCTTCTGAAATATCTTCTACTTTGTGATCTGCATATACATTTTCCATTTTTACTGGTTGACCGTTTGCACCTAAGTATCTACGCAGACTTAAATCTGCCGGGCTACCTAATGTGCCTTTGAATTCTTCAGGTTCGCCAGCATATTCATCACCGCTGTTGGCAAATCCTTCTTCTTCAACAGGAGCATTTCCTACTAGTTGATTCAACTGTTCAGGTGAGATCAACGCAATCATTGCTTTCATATCGCCTCTGCCATCAAATGGCGTTTCAGTTACTTCTTGCTCTACTTCTACTGGTTGTGGTTCTATTGCAGGTGTATCATTTGTTTGAATTCCCGCTAGTTTGTATAGGTCATTTAAATCCATTATTTTACACCTTATATTCTGTATTGTGTTCGCCTGTTGGCTGAGCTTTAACAAACTTATCTACAAACTCATTACCGTAATGTTCACTGTGATCTACTTTTTTAGAGTCACTGTAATCTGCGTCGGCTAGTACGCTCTTTGGTTCTTGGTCCTCATCATTGAGTTCATCGTTCCAAAGTTCTTCTGATTCATTCATATTGTTAACTATTAAATCACCTGGAGGGCACCCTACAATTCTACAAATTTCTTCTTGTATTGCATTAGGAGTTGCAGGAAGTTTAAGTTCTATATCACAGATATGAACTTCATTTGGTCCTACATCATCAAATCCTCTAGGTTTGCTTTGCATAATTGTCTTTTTACAAGCACTTATGCTTTCCATATTATACTTTTTCATATGCGACTCAATTCTGTCCATATGCTCGTCTGAGATTTCATTTATACTACGGAGTCTAAACTTATAGCTTTTCTCAGATTCTGCTAGATATTGTTTCAAACTTTTCATCGCTACTTCCTTCATTGTAATTATTTATCTGATTTATTCATTTTATCTAAGACAGCATTAATCAAACTGTTACGATCTTCGAACTCTTCTGCTTCGCCTTGTATAGTATCATCTTTACCATTTGCTTTAGCTTCCTGTGCATCGAACTTGGCTTTTTGCAGTTGTAGTTGAACCATCTTTAGTTTTTTGTCCATTTTAGCTGTCTTTGCTGTGATAGCATTGGTCATCATCTTACTTGCTGTATCGAACACAGCCGCGGCATGTCTATCTTCGACATTTTGTCCAAGATCCATAAGATCCTGAAAGGCATGCATAGCTTTATCAGCATACTTGTCCATATCGCTGTCTAGTTGTTCTAAGTCTCTGACCATTGGCAATGCGGCATCAATTTTATCTGCTACATCTAATTGTTGCTGTAGTTGTGTGAGATCTAAACCAGTTTGTTCTTGTTTAATTGGCTCATCAACTATTTCTTCCTTCATTGGAGGCAAATCAAACACATCTTCAATTTTACTGCTCATTATTTTTCTCCGCTATAAGTTTTTTCTGTTGTCGTATTAGTTCACGTTGTTGTTCTAATTGTAGAAACTGCTTATCTACTTCACTTGTCTTAGGAAACTGTATTACTTTATTCATCGTTTCTTCCTTTTTTTAGGTTGATTAAACAATTCATTTTCAGTTAGCACTCTAAATCCTACACCTTGATGTTGACAAAATACTTTTGCGGCTTGCCATTTTGCTTCGTTTACTATCGCCGCCGCTTTTTGCATTGGACTTTTAGCAAATGCTAATGTTTGTCCTGCGGGTTTAATCTCTATCATCTCAGCTTTGCGTTGTTTATTCTTATCTTCGTAAACTATAAAAAAGTCTGGTACATAGTGTGTGTTCTTGCCTGTTGCCGGATTTCTGTAAGGTATCCTGTGTGCTTCACTTGCCCATGCTATTATATTAGGATGATCATCTAATAAACGCATAAACTTTAATTCCCAACCACTACGATACTTAGGTCGATGTTTACCCACATACTTACTACGATTTTTTACTTCGTAGATCCCTTGTTGAAAATTATTTGGCATTCTAGTAGTATTTATTACTACTCCGAATCCATCTCCGCAGGAACAATAAAAGTATTACCGTCAATATTTCTTAAACTTTCTCCGGTTCTGATAGTTCCTTCAAATGGTCTTAATCCTAAGGACTCTGGTCTTGGCGGAGGTCTGTTCGCTACTGTTGCGGCAGTAGTACTCTGTAAACTTTGTCTTTGAGCTTGTGTTCCATTCACTAACTCTGAACTCAATGCTTCAATGTTTACATGCTCTGCTTGAAAACTTACATTGTATGTTGATGAACTACTTTGTGAATAATCAAATGTTGAATGTTGTGCTGAGTTCATCATACAGTTGAATAGCACAGTTGTTCTGCCACCTTGAGCTGTGTCTTTATTGTGTATTCTAATTTCTTCAAAGAAAAATCTAGAATTTGAAGTAATTGTTTTAGCACCAAATTGATGAGCTGTACCGCTAGCAAAGTCTTCATCAAGTAATGAATACCCGTTAAAGTTTTTAGTATCCATATTGTGTCCTTGATAGTAATGTTGTGCATATGCTTTCATCATTGATTGAAACTGATTGTCTTTTGTGTCATAAAATACAACATTACATGGTCCTGGAGTCATCCTAGTAGGAACATATCTCATTCTATTATATTGATTAAGAGGTACAATACCATAATCAAAGTCAGGCATAGTTACGCTCGAAACTCTATTAAAAATAAAGTTTCTCCTAAAACTAGCATCATCTATGATTACATTTTCATTAAGTAGAAATTGTATTTCAAAATTATACAGTTGTCTTGGAGTTTTGACCATTACCGGGTCATCTGCTCCAAAATGCTCAGCGGCGGCATTGTATGGGCCGGTATTACTAGTTAATCCCATACTTTGCTACCTTAAGCTACTGTTCCGCCACCAGTTGCGTTACTAAGTGTCTGATCTAAATCAGCGCCAGTTAGTGTTGCATTACCTGCGGCGTCAAAAATTTCTGCGTTGTCGTATCTAATACCTACTGTTACTTGTACTTGTTCGCTACTTGCATATGCCATGTCTCCATAGCTGATATTTGCAATGTAACAACCTGCTAATTCAAATTTATCTAATATACCTGGTGTTGGGCTAGCACCGTCTAATGTTTCCATTATCATTTGAAACTTATAAGCACTACCTGATCTAGGTGAACTTTGATTAGCATGATCTACTTGTCTATTAAGTTGTGCGTTTAATTCTCTAAGTACTACACTATCAACGTCATCTCTGAGTACAACCGATACTGCTTCCCACATATGTTTACCTGCTAGATAAATTCTTGAGTTGTAAGAATCTAGTGGAATCTCATCATGTGTAAGACTTGGTCTGGTTGTACTAATAACGCTTCTAGTAGGAGTAGCACTAAATCCCTCGCCTACAAATGTCACTCTAAAGCGATATTGTAGCTTGGGCATAATTGTTGTTGTGTTCCCTGAATTGTCTGGAACCCCTAATGTTGTAATAACTGCCATATGAATCTCCTCGTTATACCGGCTGTTAGTATTTATTAAAAAACGTCAAAAAAAATGGACAGCCGAAGCCGTCCATTAAGTATTCAGTTAATTTTTATTAGTTTGTGCTTGATAATGTACCTGTGTTTACCAATCTAATTGGAACGTAGATAAATTCTGCCGCTTTTGAAGGTTCAATAGCAACATCTACATAAAACTCATTACGATCAATTCTCGCTGGAGTATTATTTGTATCATCACATACTACTGCAAAGTCATTAAGTCCTCTTCTACTTAAAATATCTGCAAGGAATCTTTCAAACACAACCTTTGCTCTCGCTCTAGTTTGTGCATCATTGATTTCAAACAAGAATGGTCGAGCAATCTCATCAAATCTTTCTCTGAGATATGCAACCAAACGTGCAACATTAACTCTGTCTAAACTACTTGTGTTAGCATGTAGAGTTTTCTGTCCAAATACTACTGTACCTTGTCCAGGAAAAGTTGTAATTGGATTTAGCTTTGCTGTATACATTGCATCACGCTGTCCTTGTGTAAGGCTAATTGCTTTAAATTCACCTTCAGTAGTAATATGTCCTACTGCACTTGCGTTTTGTACAACACCTCTTGTGGTTCCTGCTGGAGCAAACCATTGGAAACTAATGTTGTCGTTATATGCAATAGTGTATAGTGCCATATGACTTGCTGGAACAACTACAGTTGCGCCATTTAATGGCTCAGTTGTAGCGCCTGCTGGATAGTAAACTGCACTATATGTGTTTTTAGTTACTAGTCCATCTTCGCCATTTTCTGCGGCACTGTTGCTGTTGTTTACCCAAGTAATAACATCTGTTGGGTTCTTACGAAGTGGCGAGTCAATAACAATAAATGCTGTTTCGCCTCTATCACTGTTTAGTGTGACCATTTCGTCAACTAGTTCAGGATAGTTAGGTGAAGCAATCAAGCTGTACTTGAACTGTGGATCTCTAAGATCTGTTCCAGCAATAGCCGCTTGCATTGCAGTTGCAATAACTTTTCGCTGTGCATATCTACCAAATGAACCGCTACCATCTGCATGATTTCCTGCGCCATTTCTCCACTGACCTGCTGTACTATTATATATTCTAACAGTATTTTTACTTTGTGCCATGTTAATAACTAACATTCCTGCTGGATAAACTGCCGCATTTGGTGCACCTGTGATTGGTGCTCCGCCGCCTTTTGTATCATCAATATCTGCAAACAATACACCGTTTGATGTAGTTTGATCTGAATTATCATGTAATACCCATGCATCGTTTGCCGCATTTCTTTGATAAAGTTTTGGATATGCACGTTCGTTAGCTTGACTCTCAGCGGCTAAAGTTGTATCTACCCAAACATCATTTGCACTTGCACCAGTTGGAGCAGTTGTTGAATATGTTGCAACACTATTTCTGCTTGCATATGCACCACCGTTTACTACATAAACGTCTAAACTGTTGATTGTATTATCAAACCAATACTGTCCGTTAGATGCTGTTGCAGTAGGAGTATCGTTTTGTGCTACTACGTCACCCGAAGGTAATGCAACTACTGTGCCGCCAGCACCAACTTCTCTAACAATTATTGTACCACGTGTATTAGCTTGTTGATCCAGCAACAAGTTACCTAGTACGGCTGTGCCAGTTGTTAATGCAGTAGCACTTGAACCATCTTGTGGAACAAAGTCTGTAATTGCGCCAGCGCCGTCAGTTTGTGTAGTACTAATACCTTGTACTGTTTTTGTTCCGAAAGCAGTACTTCCGTATTCAAAAAATGCTAAACTTAATCCATTACCGGGTCTAGTTGTTTTAATCCAAATATCGCCAGCGTTTGGTGAGCTTGGTGCACTATAATGTTCATCATATGTTGCAGTGCCTGCCGCAAGACTATTATCAATTAATTCCCAAGCGCCGCCGGCACCGTGAAAGTATTGAATACTCAGCTGACGTGCGGCAGTAGTGCCTGTCTCGTTATCAACATGTACTACAACCAAGTATTGATCATTTGTTGCTCCACTTGCCGCTGTTGTAGGTGTATGAGCTGTATCACCATCTATAGTTGCTTGTGCGCCTGTTGCATTTATTTCAACTGTTGGAATTTTGTTTCCCCAACTATTATTTGTTGCACTCCATTCATGGATACCAAATTTACTTGCATCTGTGTCCAACCAAAGTCCACCTGACGTTGTATATGGACTTGTAGGAACACTTGTTCCAGTTAATGGGTTTGCTTCAAGTTGAGCCATGTTTAAATCTGCTCTAACACAAAATGCTTGATTACCTTGTCCTAAGTAACTATATGCCGCCATAAGACCATATTCACTGGTCTCGCTGCCTTGTACTACACTAGTTCCGCTTGTGGTAAATGTTGGATTTCCAAAAAATTGTGTCAATTCTCTTTGGCTAGTAACTTTAACTACTTTACCTGCTTGAGCACTTTTTGAAAATTTTGCAATACCGTCTGCTTCACTACCAGTAGGATCTGTTTTGTCCTGACGTGTAGCGATCATTAGTAATGGTACTGTACCGGCGCCTGGAGCACCGTATGCACTTTCATCTACTACTGATACATTTACACCGGGGGATACTAATACTGCCATGTCTTTCTCCTTATAAAAGTATTTGTTAGTAGTATTTACCAGGACCACTATATATCCGGGTGGTTATAAGAGTTAACCTAGTAGTTAATGAAATAGTCAAAAAAATAGAGCCCGAAGGCCCTATTTTTAAAAAACAGTATAGATTATACTGTGAACATTTTTGCTCTGCTACCATTTACATCACGAGCAGTAATGCCATAACGTGTTGCACCTGTAGTAGCTACATCAGTCTTAACATTAAGTCCAGCTGATTTCATTTCGCTCATTCTAGCAGAAAGTTGCTGAATGCCAAACCTTGCATTTGCGTCTTTCGCAGTCAAAGTTTTACCAGTACCTCTAAGATAAGTTTCCAAGAAAGTCTTCTGGTTAGTTTTAATTGTTGTAAAAGCCATTATTGCCTCCAGTTAAGTTGTGCTTAGAGTTTATCCCTAAGCAATAAAAACAGTATAACATCATAAGTTGTATGATGTCAACCTTTTTATTATCTAAATCCAATTGAAGTTCGATCTTTATCTAATTCCGGAACTTCAATGAATTGTTTACCCACTTTACCTTTCCAAAAGGTATTAAATGCAATGCTACGTCTAGGTATATCATGTTCAACAGGCGATACGAAATGTCCAACACTGCTTATAAACAATACCAAATGTCGATACAAGTTATCTTCACTGCCTGTTAAGTTTCTTAGACTAATATATGCTTTATCGCTTTCTTTCCAAAAAGGAATTTGTAACGGATGTGTTTCAAACGTTAAATTTAAATTATCCGGTGTATCATCTAAAAACAGTACGCCACTTACAATACTGAAAGGGTGTTCATGAATATGATGCTCTTCTCCTTTGAGAGATACATTTGCCCAACTTTCCGAAATTTGCAAATCTTCAAATGATATCGCAGGGTCTTGCATATAAAAATTTCTTAAGAAAGCGACAGATTGATCTTTGAGTACTCTGCCTAATTCTTCAAATTCTGGTTGAGCACACATATTTTTAGTTTCTGTAATGCTATTTTTAATATTTTTACTCATTTTAACTTTTTCGATGTTTTTAGTAACATTATCAAAGTCTATTATATCGCTTACGTCTTTAACCAAAACGTAGTTCCTTGCAATATTTAAAAGTCCATCCATTTATCCCCAATCCTTAAAATCGCCTAGCTCTTCATTATCGTCATACCCTTTTTGGTATGCATCTAATTCATTCTTTGTCATCAGTACCTCAGGGATCTCATCTGACTGCATAGTACCACCACTATAGTAGTGAGGCTTAAATCCTCTGCGGTAGTAGCTGTCTGCTCCGCCCCGATCATATGGGCCACCATGCCTTGTATCATAATCCATATCTTATCCTATCCAAAAAACCATATTAACAATGCACCAACAACTATCCAGGGTGCATACTTCCATCCAATTTTTATTGCACCAAATACTACTGCTAAAAACACACCAGCACTGACACCACCAATTATGAGAGGTTTTAGTACCTCCCATGCAAGGTCAACATCTCCTCCCATTAATCGAAGATCCGGACTACGCCAAGGTCAATATCGTCGAAGACCTTTTGCATAGCTTGCATAATCCAAGCCTGATTATTTTTTTCGGCTTCTGCATAAGCATTTTGCAATGCTTCTAGTTCTGCCAGTGAGATAGCTTTTACCTCAGTTTTAAGATAAGTGTACGCCATTAAGCCGCCTCCATCCATCGGTTAAGTGTGTTAACATCTACGCTCAGCGAACTAGCAAGTTCAGCTATACGTTTTTCTTCTGCCGCTTGGTATGCCTTTTCTGCTTCACGTTCGGCA